GACCCTAGTTTCTTCGGATCATTTGACAAGTTACTGTATAGATGCTAAACTAGTGCAATGCACGAGATACAGGCATCTTTACTAGCCCTCTTACCACCAAAAAGGAAACAGACAACCGGCGGGTGGACGAGTTTCAACGCACCCTGTTGTCAGTACAGGGGAGAGAGTCGAGATGACCGTGCCCGCGGTGGAATCAAAACAGACGGTGATGGATTTGTTTATCACTGTTTTAATTGTGGATTTGCCGCAGGGTGGAGTCCGGGCAAACTGTTAAGTAAAAATACCAAAGACCTATTCAAATGGATAGGCATGCCAGAATCTGAAATAGGTAAACTTAATCTTGCGGCACTGAAGGCAAAAGATAGTTCCCCTATACTACAGAAGCTAATTAATCTTGCTCTGGTAGAAAAACCTTTGCCCGACGATTGCTTGTCTATTAACCAGTGGATTGCCGAAGGAGCCCAAGACCCTGAATTATTAGATGTAATTGCATATCTAGTAGAAGAACGCAAGGTAGGTTGGGATTGGTATCCATGGCACTGGAGTGCGGCGGCCGGATTTCGCGATAGAGTTATTATTCCCTTCTATCACGAAGGTAAAATTGTAGGATATACAGGTCGCAAAATAAAACCAGGCAAACCAAAATATCTGACAGATAGCCAGAGCGGTTATGTTTTTAATTTGGATCGTCAGGGTTATGATAGGAAATACGTCATAGTCGTAGAAGGACAATTTGATGCTATAGCGATAGATGGCGTAGCCATTATGACCAATGAACCCAACGATGCCCAGATTGCTAGAATAAATGCGCTAGGTAGAGAAGTTATCGTGGTGCCCGACAAAGACAAGCCCGGGGCTAAGATGCTCAAGAGTGCAATCACAAACGGGTGGAATGCCAGTCTTCCGCCCTGGGACAACGACATCAAAGACATTGCCGATGCGGTAAAGAGATATGGAAGACTATATGTGTTATCCACAATCTTGCACTATCGAGTCAGCGGAGAGATAAAAATAAATTTACTTAAGAAAAAACTAGAAGCACTTGACGATGATGAATAAAAAAGATAAAACCCCAAAACCCAACTACAACTACGAGATGCAACAACTGTATCTTGAAATGTTTTTATCAGATGCTGAAACATTTATTCGATGTCAAAACATTTTTGATCCGTTAAACTTTGATCAGAAATTGCAGGACTCTGCAGAATTCATCACACGCTATGTGGATGAATACAAGGTCATGCCCGAGGCCAGTATTGTTAATGCATCTACCCGTAGTAATTTTAATCCGGCACAACTGCCCAAAGAAAACTACGAATGGTTGATGAACGAATTTGAAAACTTTAGTAGACACAAGGGTTTGGAAAGAGCCATCATCGAATCTAGCGATTTGCTGGAATCCGGCGATTACGGTCCTGTAGAAAAACTGATCAAGGACGCTATCCAGATCAGCTTGAATAAAGACATGGGTACAGATTACTGGGACGATCCCCGTGCTCGTTTAATGAAACTCAAAGACAACAACGGGCAGATTAGCACAGGATGGCCCAGTGTTGATAGAAAACTATACGGCGGATTCAAGCGTGGAGAATTGAATATTTGGTGTGCAGGATCCGGTGGTGGTAAATCGCTATTCCTGGCAAACCAGGGCGTGAACTTTGCACAGGCAGGATTGAATGTGTTGTACTTTACATTCGAACTTAGCGAAGAATTAGTGGGTATGCGTATTGACAGTATGGTGACCGGAGTTACCACACGTGATATCTTTAAACAGCTAGATGATGTGGAAATGAAGGTTAAAATGCTAGGGAAGAAGGCCGGCGGAATCCAGATAAAATACATGCCTTCTGGCAAGAATTGTAACGATTTGAGGTCATATTTGAAGGAATATCAGGTCAAAACAGGCCTAAAACCTGACGTTTTATTAGTGGACTACTTAGACCTTATGATGCCTCTATCGGTCAAAGTAAGTCCAAGCGATCTTTTCGTTAAGGACAAATATGTGTCAGAAGAACTGCGTAATTTGGCTATGGAAACACAATGCGTAGTGGTTACTGCGGCACAGTTAAATCGTAGTGCTGTGGAAGAAATTGAGTTTGATCACAGCCATATTTCGGGCGGTTTGAGTAAGATCCAGACAGCAGATAATGTGATCGGTATCTTTACAAGTCGTGCTATGAAAGAGCGTGGACGTTATCAAATACAGTTCATGAAAACACGTAGTTCTAGCGGTGTTGGACAAAAGGTAGATCTAGAGTTTAATGTAGATACTTTGCGTATCAGCGATCTAGGGGAAGATGACGATCAGTCTAGTTTTAATCAGGGTGGCGGAAGACCGTCTGGTCCTACTAGTAATACCAATAGTGTATATGCAGGATTAAAACGAACCAGCACGGTATCGACTACAACAGATCCGGAAACAGGGGAAATACGTGATGTTGATCCAACACAAGGTGTTAATATCAAGCAGTTTAAATCCAAGAGCTCAGCGCCGGCAATACGCAACATGCTGAGTAATCTAAATCCAGAAAAAGATTAAAACCAAACAGATGTCTGTAGTTTGACACTTTCGTTCAGGACGGATTTCCACTGATCTTGATCAATTGTTGAAAATACATTTTCCAAATTGGCAGGTACTGATTCCCAACGATGTATCTCTTTGCTGGGGTAATTTTTAGGATCTACCTGCTGTTCAAATCTTCCGTGTTCCCAAAGCCAATACCCTACGCAACAACGATAAAACTCAGGTCCTTCTCCTCGACTGATTGCGGCCAATATACTGATATCGTTAGTAACTCCTAGTTCGTCAGAAACCTTGCTGGTACTGAGTCCTTGCCAGTCTAGACTGTGTACAACATGTATCTTGTTTTGACTGATTTGCCCACCCCAAAACAAGGGTTCTGTTCCATCATAATCTATGCCTATGTTTTGACAAATCTGCCCTAGTGCAGGGCTATCCATTAGTTGATTAATTTGTAAACCCACAGTGGTATCGCCGTTGTGGGCAATCACCAGCACAACTGCGTTTTCATTACCATCTTTGGGATTGGCTGGATTAGCGGCTATCAACTGTCCTTGGTAGTTTTTCATATACAAGTATTTAACCAATAAATAACAGTACCATGATAGCAAACGAATTCGCAGATCCAATAGAACTACACCCTACGCTTAACCCCAAGCTCTGGGATAATAACAAGCTACGCCCAGATGTTAAACAGGCACTGTTACGTATTGCACAAGATTTCAAAGATTATATTGGAGTGCCATTTGATGTGGTAGATGTACAGGTAGCTGGCGGCAATGCCAATTATACCTATACTGATCACAGCGACCTGGATCTACACCTGATAGCAGATTTTGACAGTGTGATATGCGACAGGGAAGCCGCTGAATTGTTTGACAGCAAACGTCTGCTATACAAAGAACAGTATGATGTCAGGATACACGGAATACCTGTAGAACTCTATGTAGAAGATCAGGACCATCCTGCTGTCAGTAGCAGTTACAGTCTACTCAATGATCAATGGATACGTGAACCTAAAAAAGAAGTAGCAGACATCGATCGCGAACAAGTTGTACATATGGCCAAAGTCTGGCACAAAATAATACAGCATGCCATACAAACTGCCGATAGACATAATCTACAAACTGTGCTAAAATTGTTGCGTAAGTATAGAAAAATGGGTCTACAACACTCTGGAGAATTTGGTGTTCCTAATCTGGTTTACAAGAGCCTGCGTAATGACAACACCGTTAGAGGATTAACCAGACTGCTAGATCGCTTACACGACCAAGAACTTAGCATAGGATAATAATGCCAACAATTTATATAGATATGGACGGCGTAGTAGCTGATTGGGAAACCGCGGCTGAACAGCACATTCAAAAGCAAAAAGATATTAATAGCCTATGGCCCAACGAAGAATGGGAAAAAATTCGTAGCATCGATCACTTTTATAGATATCTACCCGAAATGCCCAGAGCACATGAAATGATTGCCCTAGCACGTAGGTTCCGTGACGAACTGGGCTGGCGGGTGTGCATGCTCACAGCCGTTCCGCACAAGAATGACATGCACGAAGTGTTCCATGACAAGATAGACTGGATGGCTGAACGCTGGCCCGAAATTCGTGTACACTTTGGACCATATAGCAATGACAAACAACATCATTGCAAACCTGGGGACATACTGGTTGACGATCGTACCAGCAACTGTCAAGAATGGGCCGCACGTGGCGGCATTGCAGTACAGGTAACTAAGGATTATGGCTGGGCATTACACCAACTACAGCAGTTGTTCCTTGCTATCAAGGATACAGATAGTTTACCGTC